ATCATCAGGAAACGCTAATGCGCCAGTCTGGTTTTCGGGCAGTAAAAAACAAACCGCTAAATTTTTAGCCCAGTTTGATTGGGATAACTCTATTGCGCTTGCGCACAACGCTATGTTCGATATGTCTATACTTAATTGGCACTTTGGAATTAAGCCTAAAAAGATAGCCGACACTTTGGCTATGGCGCGGGCAATACACTCCATAGAAGTAGGGGGAAGTCTCGCCGCTCTAGCTGAGTACTATGAATTGGGCGCAAAGGGTACTGAAATACACGCAGCAATTGGTAAGAAACGCCTAGACTTTACGGCGGAAGAACTTGAGGCTTACGGCGGGTACTGCATCCAAGACGCTGAGCTTACTTATAAACTTTTCCAAGTCCTCAACAAAGATTTTCCTAACTTTGAATTAGCCCTCATAGATTTAACCATACGTATGTTTAGTGAGCCTGCGTTAGTACTGGATGAAGAAATACTTGCTGGGCACTTAAAGCAGATTAAACATACTAAACAAGCACTTATGGATAAGGTGGCTCACGAAAAAACAAAGCTAACGAGCAACCCCCAATTTGCTGAGTTACTGCGTGGCTACGGTATAGAACCCCCACTTAAAATAAGCCCTGCGACAGGCAAAGAGACCTATGCGTTTGCTAAAAGCGATGAGGCATTCAAAGCGTTACAAGAACATGGAAACTCGGAGGTACAGGCGTTAGTAGCTGCTCGACTAGGGGTTAGGTCTACCATCGAAGAGACCCGCACTCAACGCTTTATAGATATAGCAAACCGTGGCACGCTACCTATCCCGCTACGCTATTACGCTGCACACACTGGACGGTGGGGTGGGGATGACAAAATCAATATGCAGAATTTGCCTAGAGGGTCACAGTTAAAAAAAGCAATGTGCGCTCCAGATGGGTACAAGTTTATAGACTGCGATTTATCTCAGATTGAAGCACGTACGCTAGCATGGCTAGCGGAAGAGACAGACTTAGTTGAGGCATTCGACAGAGGCGACGACGTGTATAAGATTATGGCGTCTGCTATCTATGACAAACCTGAGTCAGAGATAACCAAGGAGGAGCGATTTGTAGGTAAGACTACGATACTAGGAGCGGGTTATGGTATGGGTCACGTTAAGTTCCGCGCTCAGTTAGCTACTTTCAACGTAGAGCTATCCGAGGAAGAATGCGACAGGATTATTCGTGTGTATAGAGAGACTTACCCACGCATCCCTGCTTTGTGGAGAGCGGCTAACAAGGCGCTAAAGACCATGATGAAAGACAAAGTAGAGGAGTTAGGCAAAGAAGGCATCCTTACTGTGGAAGGCAGTACCGGCATACGCCTACCTAATAAGTTGTACATAAAGTATCCTAACTTACGCACTCAAGCCGCAGAGGAAGAGGGCGGGTATGATGAAACGGTTTACGATACCCGCAAGGGTAGGGCTATAATTCCCAACCGCATTTACGGCGGTAAAGTTATTGAGAATGTTTGCCAAGCATTAGCGAGAATTGTTATAGGTGAACAGCTCTTAAGGGTAGCTAAGAAATACAAAGTAGTAATGACTGTGCATGACGCTATTGGATGTATTGTTCCAGAAGACGAAGTAAAGGAAGGAATGCTTGCAGTAGAAAAAGTTATGAAGATTAGACCTAAGTGGGCACCTGACTTACCTCTTAATTGCGAGGGCGGCTATGGAAGATCATACGGAGATTGTTAGTAATACCCCAGCGGGCGGTGGGTAGCTCCATAATGGCTAAAAACACCCGCAGTATGCAACGTACAACACCTATTACACTCCTTTTTATAAGGCGTTCTCTTTGTTGAGGTGTGCATACCGGCTAGCCCACGCTACGGGCCTTTAATTTAATAAGGAGAATGATGATGAACGATAAAGACCCAGTGATGGTAGACCTTGAGCGCTACCTTGATACTTTGGAAGAGGACTACGTAGACCCTGCTCAAGCCAAGATTGATCGCGCTGAGTACTTAGCAGACCAAGGAGATACCGATGAATGGTAAAGGCAGCAAACGCAGACCTCACTTTGTACCCCTACACGAAATCGGGGACAACTGGGCGAGAATTTTTGAAAAGCAGAAACAAGCAGAGAAGGAAAAAGAGGATGCTGACACCAAGCGGGCTGAAAGACGTAGCCAAGAACAAGAGCAAGACCCTTACAACGGAAGGGATGGGCGAAACGATTAGTGCCTTAAACAAACAAACAGGGGGAACACACTACAAGGGTATGGTTATCCAACCTGCCGAATACGCAGAGCAAAATGGTTTGTCTTTGCTCGAAGGTAACGTAGTCAAGTATATTTCTCGTTGGAAGAAGAAGGGAAAACCGTTAGAAGACTTAACCAAGGCGAAGCACTGCATCGACTTACTGATTGAGATACACAACGTCAAATGAAAATAACAATAGAAGTAGATGGCGCTGATGCCGAAGAACTTATCGTGTTAATACAACGTGTTACTGATGCGGTGGAGAAGCTAGAAGATATTCTTAAGGAGTTTGAGGATGAGTAACTTTACCGACCCAATGGCTGCGCTAGAAGAAGCGTATACAGTAGACGGTATAGTGCTAGAAACAATAGTCCCTACAGGGGGCCACGATATATTTTAAAGGAAAAAAGTGATGAGCGAACTAAGCACAGCAACAAAGCGCTGGAAAGCAAAATATGACCGCGCAAACAGGGTAGGAGTAGCCCTTAGTCTAGTAACCCTACTGTTAGCTTTCTTCAACGTAATGCAAGCACTAGCCGCCACGCCGCCGCTGCCCCCACCAGCAGAAAAACCAGTGTTCGACTTCAATGGGCAACGCTGCACAACGCTAAGACAGGAGCCTGAGTTCAATTATCGAGTAGACCGACAGACTGTGACACTTACCATCGAGTGTTCGCCAGAAATTATGTTGCATTACTTTGAAGCTATGCCGGAGACAGCACAATGACTCTACTACTAGTATCCCTAGCCTGCATCGCCGCCGTAACCCTAGTCATAGCGATGACCTCATGATCCCGAGAGAAGAACTGAAAAGAAACATAAGAATACTAAACACCCTGCTGTGGTTATTTGGCGCGTACTGTATTGCCGTGGTCGTATTGGTGGTGTTTGTTGTCTAAAAAATACGAGGAGAAGAATGATGAGGAATACTAGTAATGGCAAAGGACGAGAAAGAAGAAGAGCGAGAGAAGATAGCGCAGGATATTAAAAAATATCTAGCCAAAGGCGGCAAAGTAACAGAGTGCCCACCTCGTGCGTTTACACAAGTAGAAGGGCCGAAGAAGCGGTTCGACGGTGGACGAAACGATTCGTTAACCGACCCAACCAACCGAGATGTGGGGGCGTACCGGCCTACAAAAAAGGAAACATAAATGTACGAATACGAATGCACGATAAGGAGAGTGGTTGATGGCGACACTATCGACGTGGATGTGGACCTTGGGTTTGGTACTTGGCGTTGTAGCGAGCGCATACGTTTGTTTGGCGTTGATACTCCAGAATGCCGCACGAGAGATGCTAAGGAAAAAACTGCCGGACTCTTGGCAAAGAAGTTTGTCCAAGAAGCCCTTCACGTCGGAGGAACCTACAAACTCCAAACCCGAGAGAAAGGTAAATTCGGTAGATTCTTGGGAGTAATATTTATATCAGCCAGAACTTCAATCAACACTACCTTAGTTAGTGAGCGTTTAGCAGTTGCATACCACGGGCAAAGCAAACAAGACGTAAAAGATGCCCACGCAGCGAACTACGAATTTCTAAAAGAAAAAGGTCGGATATGACAGCTTGGTCTTATAGTAGCGTAAATACATTTAAGCAATGCCCTAAAAAATATTACCATTTAAAAATTGCTAAGGATGTAAAAGACAGAGGTAATGCAGCTACTGCGTACGGTAGTAGAGTGCATAGTGCTGCTGAAAAATATATAAGGGATGGAAAACCGCTGGAGCGCGAGTATAAATTTTTGCAAGGTACGCTAGACGCTTTCAATAACATAGAAGGTGACAAGCATTGCGAGATTAGGCTTGGAGTATCCAAAGATGGTGGAGCTTTTAAACCTGCAAAATTTTTTGGGGGCGACGTTTGGTACAGGGGTATAGCAGACCTACTTATAATAAACGAAGACAAAGCTTACCTCATCGACTATAAGACTAGCAAAACCGCAAACTATGCAGACACTAAGCAGTTAGATTTACTTGCAGGGGCTGTGTTTATAAATTACCCCGAAGTAAAAAAGATTAAGTCTGCGTTATCGTTTGTTGTGTGTAACGGTTTTGTAACTAAAGAGCATACTGTGGATATGTACAAATCTTACATTGGCACATTCGACGAAGCTTTAGAACAGATAGAAGTAGCTACTACAGCAGACGTATGGAACGCCAAAGACGGGCCTCTGTGTGGTTGGTGCCCAGTAACTTCATGTGAACACTATAGGAGCTAGCGGTGAAAGAACACTGGCAGATATACAAAAGTTTAGCATCAGACCTACGTAAGAGGGCTAAGTGGGGAACGATTGAAGAGGCTAGGCAAGAACGATTTCTGGAAATGGCTGAGTTTATAGAAACAAAGCCTAAATTCTACGTGCCGGATATGAGTTTCGTTCTCAATGAGGAAGTAAAAAACATCGGTAGAGATAAAAATAATTTAGTCCGCCTCCCTTATCCTGAGACAGTTATATTGATGGATACAATAATGGAAGTACCGGGCAGTGAACGCTGGGAATTAAAGAAAGAGCTGAGAGGGTTTACTGACGATAAAGCTGTCTTAGAATACATGGATGCAGGTATAGAAGCACAAGAAGCCAGTAGCCATATACCTACTGTAGTGTTAGCCAAGCAACAGGAAGGCGAGGACAGTATCGAGTTTTGCGCTGGAGTTTGGAACCCCCACTTAAAGGAATGGAATCCTTGGGCGGCTAGAGCACTGATGTATTTTGGCGACACTTCTTTTAACTTAGTACTTGATTCCACGGATACTGCAACTGTGCAGCACGTTGAAAAAATGCAAGATGCGGTAAGAGGTGGGGCACCAGAAGTACTTATATCGCAATACAAAACCGGTTCTCTGCCAATACTATTTTTACATTTATTGTTATCGCTAGAGAATGTAGAAGTAAAAGAGAGAGGCGCTCCAAAATTATCTATAGTAGGCTCGCGGAGCCAAAAGAAGAAACGTAGAGCACATAAGTCTTTTGATTATCATGTGCTGTCAATAAATGGGGAAGCTTGGGATAGCCCATACGAAAGTAATAACGGGGGACACGGGGGTGTAAGAAGCCATCTCCGAAGAGGGCATATCCGTAGATTTAGTAATGGTAAAGCAACGTGGGTTAGAGCTGCCTACATTAAGGGCAGCAAAGAAGGATTTATTAAAAAAGACTATGACATATTAGGAAGGAATTAATAAGGAATGCCGATATGAGCGAAGATAATAGCCGTAGCGAAGACGAGGACGGAGGTCTGAAGTGGATAAGGCTCAGGATGGATTTGATAGCGAGGGTTTTGGGTAGATCACCCACACGGGCGGAGCTGCTTGAATACCTACTACCTGAATTACAGGAAATATTTGAGTGGCCCGATATGGGAGAAGAGTTGTTTGGTCAACAAGACAAGAACCAAAAAGAAGTACCTACAGGAGATAAACAATGAGAAAGCCCAGAGATTACAAAGCCGAGTACGCTAAGTACCAAGGCACAGAAGAGCAAAAAAAGAAACGCGCTCAGCGCAACAAAGCTAGGCGTAAGGCAATGCGAGAAGGAAAAGTTTCTAAGGGTGATGGCAAAGATGTAGCCCACAAGAAAGCAATGGACAAGGGTGGCAAGAACTCTGATGGTACTAGAGTAGAGACAGCTAGCCGCAACCGATCCTTTAAGAGGGATTCTAAAGGTAACCTTGTATCTGAGACTAGCACGCGTGAGCGTAAAAACAAAAACAAGGGGTAAACTATGTTAGCTATGGGTGCTGCAATTAAAGCTAAAGTAAACTACTACTTGCAGAAAGTTCTTAAGTATTTTAGTAAGAGCAAAGCTGTAGTTCCGGTGAAGCGACGCAAAAAATATACAAAGGGCAGGGGCAAAACAATAAAACAGACCCTCGCTAACTTGGATAGAAATTTTAAAGAGATGTCCCGTGCTACAGGCGAGCGATCATGGGATAGCAAAGCAAATACCAATGCTCTTAAAAAGCTAGGTGTCTTTGTGGCTCCTACTGCAATGACTGCAAGGGACTTGGTAGAGACCCGAGTAGAAGTACCAGAAAAATTTCCGGGGATTATGTTTGTTGCTACAAATATGGTTTTCCCCGACGACAGTGGAGATAAAGTATTTCCTAACTTTTTCTACGCTACAAAATACGAAAGTTCTCCTCTTCATGTGGAGCCTACAAAAGACATTGTTTATAAAATAGGCTTGAGCGTGCCTCTTGGTCCTGAAAAAGCTAAAAATAAAAATAAAGTGGATAAAAATTACTGGTTGTATTTTTATGTAGCAGTAAACCCGAAGGGCGAAGTGCAAACTTTGCGTTGGGTGGCCGATGACATGGTGACAATACCCCACAAAAAGAAACCGGGTCGCGCTGACGGTACGAAAATAAGACAGACATGCTTCACCCGAAAAACTTGGCAGCATCCTGATATATTACAGCATGATTGGACAGTTAAGGACGTTGGTAAAGAAACTGCGCATGTAGGTATTTTTTGCGCGTGTTTTAATTTTTGGAATAACCGTGACAAGATGTGGACAGTACAAACAAAAAAGAATGACTCCCGCATGAGTTTTTGTATAGACACAAGAGATACAAAACATTATTTCAAAGACAGAGAGTACGCTACTACGTTGAGTGGAAACAGAAAGAAAATAATACATTTTGTAGAAGAGCACACGCGCCTTACTCCAAAAGGTAATGTTGTAGTGCGAGAACATATACGTGGCGAACGCAAGTTTGTTTGGAACGGTTATCAATGCAATGTAAAAGCACCGAAATTTAATAACATTATTGACATGCAGGGGTTTGACGTACCTTCGTTTGAGTGTGAAGAAGATGACCCGTTAGTAAACGAATCAATGGACATGGACGATTTAGCCCGTGAGCTAACTCCTTACCTCGACCGAGAACAAGAAAACATATACGGAAAGAGATAAACAGTGAAAGTAATAGACAATAAAGCCCTAGTGTTAAAAACAAAACGTCCTCATTTAATTACTGAGCAGGTAGACGACTACAAAATACTCAATGAAGTAGATGGAGTTTACAAGATAGCAGTGCCTTGGAGGCTGCACGAAGCCCAAGTACTTGCGGGGTTAAGAGTAAAAGAAGTACCGTCTCCTATGACCCGTGACTATTCGTATACTGGAAGGTATGAACCGTTCGACCACCAAAAAGAAACTGCTTCTTTTTTAACTTTGCACAAGAAAGCTTTTTGTTTTAACGAACAAGGCACCGGTAAAACAGCGTCTGTAATATGGGCAGTAGATTACCTGATGCAGCAGGACAAAGTTAAACGTGTCCTAGCTATATGTCCTCTGTCTATTATGAAATCTGCATGGCAAGAAGATTTGTTTAAGTTTGCTATGCACCGTAGTTGTTCCGTAGCGCATGGGACTTCTGAGCAACGGAAGAAAATACTAAATGCAGGTGCTGAGTTTGTCATTATAAATTTTGATGGGGTAGCTGTAGTTAAGGACGAGATTATTAACGGGGGCTTTGACGTAATTGTAGTAGATGAAGCTAACGCCTACAAAAACACACAGACTAACCGATGGAAAACTTTGCGTGACATTACGGCGAATACTACTTGGCTTTGGATGCTTACTGGTACTCCCGCAGCACAATCACCTGTAGATGCTTTTGGCTTGGCTAAGCTAGTCAACGCAAAGAACGCACCTAAATACTACGGCCAATTTAGAGACAAGGTAATGCACAAAGTGTCTCAGTTTACGTGGCGTCCCAAACCAGAAGCGAACGAAATAGTACACGAAGTGTTGCAACCTGCCATTAGGTTTGAGAAAGACCAGTGTTTAGATTTGCCTTCTGTTACTTACGTAGAGCGAGAAGCGCCGCTTACTAAACAACAAGCTTCGTACTATAAAAGGTTAAAGGATCGCATGACTATGGAAGCTGACGGGGAGCAGGTCACTTCTGTTAACGCTGCCACTAACCTAAACAAGCTACTGCAAATATCAGGGGGTGCGGTCTACACGGACGATAGACAAGTCATTGAGTTTGATGTAAGTAACCGTTTGAATGTCGTTAAGGAAGTAATAGACGAGTCCTCGCACAAGGTACTTGTCTTTGTGCCTTTTACCCACACTATAGAATTACTAAACGATTTTTTAGTTAAGAGTAAAATCCCGTGCAAAATAATATCGGGTAAAGTTTCTGTAAATAAACGAAGCGAAATAATTAAAGACTTCCAAGAAACAGATAAGATTCAAGTGCTTATCATACAACCACAAGCAGCGTCACATGGTCTAACTTTAACCGCAGCTAATACTATTATCTGGTACGCTCCTGTTACTAGCGTAGAGACTTACTTGCAGGCTAATGCGCGCATTGACAGGCCGGGACAACACAACCCGATGACAGTTGTCCACATACGCGGCAGTGAAGTTGAGACTCGGCTCTACACTATGCTGCGCTCTAAAGTAGATCATCACACCAAAATAATTGATTTGTATAAACAAGAATTAAATACTTGACACTGTAAAGAGTATTGGTAAACTACTTCTCCCTACAAGAAAGGAGGAGCAATGAAACAGACAGCCGACAAACTAACTGGCATCTATATTAAGATGCGCGAAGCTATAAGAGTTAAAGAAGAAGAGATAAAAACAATAAAAGCGCAGCAAGATAAGATTACTCAGCAGATGCTAGAACTCTGTGATGAACAGAATCTAAACAGCGTAAGAACTCCCGCAGGAACTATTTCACGTAGAGTACATACTAACTACTGGCCTAGTGATTGGGACAAGATGCACAAGTTTCTCAAAGACAATGATGCACTTCATTTACTTGAAAAGCGTATGCACAGCACGAACATGCGAGAGTTCTTAGAAACTAATCCTGACGTAGCACCTCCGGGGCTACAAACAAACCGCAAGTACACTATAACTGTACTTAAACCGCGCAAAGCATGAATAGGTTAAGAATTCAAGACGGGTGCTTTATACACCCAGACACCTATGAACCTTTGAAGTCTGTAGAAGTTGTTATAACAGACAGCGGTACGCTATCCAGAAACTATTACAAAGACAACAGTTTAACGTGTTGGTCTTTTGGTTGTGATTTTCCAGCAACGTCAGTACCTGCTAGCAACATACAGGCTAAGCGATGTATGGACTGCCCCCAAAGTATAAAAACTGGCAGGGGTGTAGGAGGGGCACTTTGTAAGTACTTCACGAACATTGAAGTTGCCTTTCTTAAAACAGATTTTCTTTATGAGCTTAGATTAAATGCGTTAAGTTTATTCTCAAAAGAAGACAACAGGATGAGCCTATATAAGTATATAGAACATCTTGAGCGTAACCGAGAGCACGTCGGCAATGTGCTAACCGAAATATATTTTGTACCGCATAGAAATTTCTACAAGATGTATTTTAAACCGGTTCGACCTCTTGCAGAGGAAGAGCTTGCAAATATACAACAGCTTTTAAACAAAGTTGAAAACATAAAACTAAACCCTTTTAAGGAGCAAGAAATGGCTAACATATCTCACATTATCCGCGACGTAGCTGCGCGTTACCCTCGTTTAGACAAGCCGTACAGGTTTGATAACAAAGCGGGTGCAAACGGCAAGAGCGTCCCGTGTGATCCCACAGAAGACGGTGCAAAGTACGAACTAGATTTTGTAATGAGCAGCGAGAAAGCTAAAGAACTGTACAAGATCATGCAAGACTCATATACCAACGCGCCGGGGCGTGATAAGTCTTGGCCCAAGAAACTTGAGATGCCTTTTAAACAGTTAGAGGACGGGAGTTTTGCGGGTAAGGCTAGCTTGAAAGCTGCGTATAGTGGCAACGCTACTTCACCTCCCGATCAGTTTGATGCGAAGAACAAGAAGCTAGACGAAGGCTTTATGTTAACTACTGGTAGCACAGTAAACATAGCAGTAGAGCTTATACCTTACAAAATGGCAATGGCAGCGACTGGTGTATCGCTAAGGCTGCGTGGTGTGCAGGTGCTTAAGTATTTACCTTATAAGCCCCCATCGCCTTTCGGAGAAGAAGACGGCTTCAGTGCGGATGCAGAGTCTGGCAGTCCTTTTCAGACAGAAAGTTCAGATGGCATGTTTGAGTCTGGAGTTTCCACCGATTCCTCTGACGCTTTCGACGTTGAAGAAGAAGAAGTTAAAGAACCGGTTAAGCGTAAGAAAAAAACTGAAACTCCTAACGACGATGATGATGATGACATAGAAGATATTATTTCATCATGGGGAAGTGACGACTAATGAGCTATGGCTATACGACACGCATCGATAGTCTAAACCAGAAAGCTGACCAATCTCTTCTGGGGGTTCGTCTTGGTAGGGTGTGCATCGATAATGATGTATCAGTTACTGAGATGGCCTCCCAGTTGGGGGTTAGTAGGCAGACTATTTATAACTGGTTCGTGGGTTTCCACGAGCCTAACAACGACCTTACAGCTTACGTAGAAGCACTGATAAGCGAGTACAAATAATGCAATCTTTTGACCTCATAGATTACGTTGTCCCTAGGGGCGGCATATATAATGTGGTCGGCATGAAAGAAGGTAGGCCCATACCAAAGTTTACCGATAGTCTAGAAGTGGCATATACAATAGCTGATGAATTCTCTGAGCAAGGCATGGATGTATTTTTTGCTTTAGGGAAGCTAAAAGAAAAAGGTAATAGGAAGATAGAAAATGTAGAGTCTCTGGGTGCTATGTGGCTTGATATAGACTGCGGAGGAAACAAAGCAGAAGAAATAGAGCCGTCCACAGGGCTACCAAAGGGCTACGCTAGCCAAGCAGAAGGTGCTAAGGCGCTTAAAGCTTTTTGTGCTACCGTCGATCTGCCGGAGCCTACAATAGTAAACTCTGGTTATGGTTTACATGTCTATTGGGCTTTTACTGAAGAGGTGCCTACAGAACAATGGTTACCTATAGCTAAGCGGCTAGAAGAAGTATGTGTTACTCAAAAATTTTGTGCTGATCCTAATGTGTTCGATCCTTCTCGCATACTGCGAGTGCCGGGCACCTACAACCAAAAGAAGGATGACCCTAAGTTAGTAAAGGTAATTAACCCTGCGCCTGCACGGCACGCACCTAATGATATACGTGCTCTGCTAGGAGTAGACCCTAACGCGGTCATCGTAAAGAAAAGTAGTAGACCAATATTAGATGTGTTGGAAAAACTACTTGACGAAAATAAAGACTATAAGTTTTCTAAGATAGTGGGCAGAGACACTCCTTGCTTACAGCTTAAAGACAGTTTAATTAACAGGGCAACTTTATCTGAGCCTCGTTGGTTTAATGCTCTTTCTGTAGCTAAGTTTTGTGAGGATGGTAGCAAGGCAATCCACACTATATCTCAGGGCCATCCAGACTATGACTTTCATACAGTAGAAAGAAAAATAGTAGGGATAAAGGGGCCACACTCCTGTGAAGAATTTGAGAAGAACAATCCCACAGGGTGCGAAGGTTGCCCACATAAGAAGAACAAAGAAATAAAAGGCCCTTATAGTTTAGGTAAAGTCATAAAGAGGTCTTCCTCTAGCCCTATAAATAAGTTTGAACCCTATTTTAGGGGTAAGACAGGGGGTGTATACAAGATGGACGGTGAAGACCCTAAGCTTGTATATGAGCACGATTTGTATATACAAAAACAAATGTGGGACGACGAGCAAGGTTTTGCGTCTGTTTTTGTATTTCACTCTCCACATGACGGAGTACGCGAATTCACTATACCTAACGAAAGTTTAGAAAAAAGATTACTACTTAAAACTCTTGCGCATAACGGAGTAGTAGCAGGGACTGCAAACGCGGCGCTATTACATGATTACGTAACGCGAGTTATTCAAATACTACAAACACAGAAGAAGGCAGACATTATGCGATTGCAATTCGGTTGGGCTGACAATGATACGAAATTTATTGTTGGAGAAAGAGAGATAACTGTAGACGGGGTATATCACACACCGGCCTCTACAGTAACCAGAGCGTACGCACCTTATTTTGAGCCTAGAGGCACGCTAGAAAAATGGAGTGAGGTATTTAATTTATATAACCGAGAGGGTATGGAGGTTCAAGCCTTTGCTGCGCTGTCAGGATTTGGCTCTCCCCTATTACAGTTAACAGGTCAGAAAGGTGCAATTATAAATTTGGTACATAAAAATGCTGGTACTGGTAAGACGACAGTATTACGCATGGCAAACAGTATATTTGGCGACCCTGAACAATTATTGGGTAATCCTAAAGACACAGCAGTAGCGCGGGTAAACAAACTCGGCATATTAAACAACATAGTAAACACTGTGGACGAGCTTAGTAACATGGACTCAGACCATATAAGCGACTTTGCTTATGAAGTATCTCAAGGTAAGGGTAAAGATAAAGGCACACAAACAGCCAATGCTAACCGCAAGAACGACACTACGTGGCGCAACATAACCCTAAGCACCTCTAACTCTTCCTTCTACCAAAAGTTATACGGAGGTAAAAGCCTACCTGACGGTGAGCTGATGAGAATTATAGAGTTCTACGTAGACTACGTAGACCCAGACACTATATCTACAGAAGAGGGCAAGCAAATGTTTGACCACCAATTAAAGGAAAACTACGGGCATGCGATTGTTCCTTTCATGCAATACGTGTTAGCTAATCCCGAATCAGTTAAAAACGATGTACTAGCGATACAGAAAAAGATTGATAAAGAACTACGTTTAACCTCCCGAGAGCGAAACTGGTCAGCGATTATTGCGGCTAATATAGCAGCGGGTATTATCGCTACCAAGCTAGGTATTATAAAATTCGATATGCGGCGCATATACAGCAAAGCTGCTGGGATAATAAACCAATTAAGAAAAGATACCATTGCCCCGTTAGACAGCTATGTATCTATACTAGGGGCGTTTGTTTCAAGTAACTTAAACGGCTTACTCGATGTTGATGACGGCGTAGATCAGCGCACTTCAAAAGTTAAGGTTCCTAATCTAGAGCCTAGGTACGGAAAGTTAGTTATGAGGCACGAGGGTGACACCCAAAGACTTTTTATACCTGTGAAAGAGTTGCGTAACGAACTTAATAAAGACAACACGGACTACAATTCTTTCTTAGAAGACCTGAAAGCCCGAGGAATATACTTGGATACGGTTAACAAACGAATGTCAAAAGGTATGGCTATAGTTTCACCTGCTCAGCGTTGCGCCATGTTTGATGCGGCACACCCTGAGTTTATCGATATGACTAGAATTGTAGAGAAAGCGAAAGACGATGCAGATAGAGAGGGTGGAGTACCAAATCAACTGGAAGAAGTTTAAAAAAGGTTGGTCTTTTTTTATACCCTGTCTTAAACCCGTAGAAGCTAAGAGCATTTTATTAGCTGAAACTAAGCGGTTTAAGTACAGGGTAGTTACTAAGATAACTATAGAAGACGGAGTGCGGGGCATCCGTATATGGAAAGTCTAGAGTGCCCCGTAGTAGTCAACATCTTCCAAACGATCAAACAGCGGGGTGAGGTTTTGAAAGAAACTCTTGTTGAAGCGAATACCTGAAACATACTCTTGCTCCTGTGCAGCCCGTGACTTAAACGACCGCTTAAGCGTATCCATATTCATAAGTTGTGGATAACGCGACATGAATTCATATATCTTCATCTCCGTTTCCTCAAACAAATCAGAGTCACCTGTGGTTAACGCTAAGTAACGTCTCTTGAGTAAGTTGGACCTAGTACGTAGCACTTGCCCTTCGTACTGTTTAGCCAAAGCTCGGGTTTCATAAAGGCTGGACACGTTAGCAGGAGCAAATCCTAACGCTTGGTTAGCTAAGTTCCAAGCAGATATATCTGTATCTATTGGACGTCCATCTATTGTAGTAGCACCCTCTCGCGCAAAGCGCATAGTTTTCGCACCGTTACGAAGCCAGCTTGGCGCTAGTCCCTCAAACCCTCTCTGGTACTCCCCGTCAGCAATTAACCCTAGCTTATAAGGCGCATCAAGAATGTAGTTACCCAAAGGACCAAAAGCTTGAAGTGCCATAGACTGAAGGTACCCATACTTTTCTATCTCGTAAGGGTCTTCTCTAAATAACATGCCGTTTGCAACGCTGGCTCTGTTGGATATTTCTAAGTTAGTGTAATAGTTGAGAGGACCTTTTGTTACTGACTCCGGCATGATTAACATCATTTCACGGCGCAGATTAAACGGCTCTTCCTCGTCGTCCAACAAACTGTTTATCATGTTAGTTAGGACTGATATAGCCCCAAAGAACGGCAAGCCAAATGCACCGGCTATGGCATAACTCATACCGAACGTATACGCTAATTGTCTGAAGGCTTCTCTACGTGTCCTATCCGGCGCACCTTTTATGGAGTCTACAAAGGCTTGTGCTGTCACGTAAGCACTGTTCCATATAAACCCTTTAAACGTCCACATCACACGCCCAATGTCCCCCTGCATCCATTTAGGAGCAGTAGACGACATACCCGAAGTGTTTACATCTTTTACTACTCGCATGGCGTATTCAGCCGCAGCTTCTGGAGTCATGCCGCCTTCCAACGCTAGATCAAATGCAGCTATGCTAGTAACCGTACGGTTGTAACGCTCTGTGCGTTCTATAGGCGCGGACAGGAAGTTTAGAATCTTTGCTATATAACCACTGTACTCCGCTGTAGATTCACGAGCGCCTTCCAATATTTCTCTGACTTGCGTGTGGCGCAGCTGCCCGTGGTCTCTGAGTGTTTCAAACAGAAGCGTATACTTGCCTCCCTTATAACCGGCTGTTGCCCACCTAGGCACACCGTCGGTTTTCATTATATCTAGCACACCCGTGCGACTTGCTCTAATCATAGCCGCCATAGCTTTAGGGCCGCCATACTTACCAGAAAGAATTGGGAAGGCAAGGAGAGGTAGTGAGCTGGCGTTTACAAGCCCCGAAGAAATGTTACCCGTCATAAACATAAGGTAACTACCCGTGGTAGACATTCTTGCAGCGTCGCCAAAGGTAGGATTTACTGTACGTTCTTCTCTATCGACAATACTTTGCGCTGCGGCCCTTACGTCTACTCTGTCAGACGAACGTCCTTGCTTTTCTACTTTGTTAAAGGCGCTCTGTATTTTGCCGTTGTACTTAACGTCCGCCATCTTACGCGCCCACTTGACCATAGTGTCGCCGTAGGCACGGACTAAATCTTCAGAAGCACCGGGAATATCTTTTGCTTTTATAAAGCTTTTTGCTATAGAAGACTCAGGGAACATATCAAGATAAGTTGAATACACCGTATCGACTTGGCTTTTTATCTGGGCGTCAGTTAAACCCTTTGCTTTTCCGTCTTGCTCTAGCACCGCCATTAAGTCTGCAACAAAACCTTGAGCGGGCATTGTTTTTTGTGTCGCTCTTCTAATACTGTTTAGGAAAGTGTATTCGCCAGCTTGCAGTTTACCTTGCGCTTCTTTAGCGTCACCACCGTCCTCTGACGTATCTTGGTCTACCACGTTTTGCAAATCTGGACGGAGGGTCAACCCTAGCGCCTGTATTTCCATATCTCTTTCACGTTTTGTTTCAAACGCACGAGATGTCCACTTCTTAGTGTTTGGGTCTATGTAATTTAATACAAACTCTCCGTACCTGCGGAAAGGCACATACCCTGCTATAGGAGGCTCTTCATCAAATTTCTTTGCTACTTGTGCTCTTAAGTCTAGATTTTGTATTTCGTTTAATATTTCTGTTTTGTACTCCACATACATAGCATCAAAGTCGTTACGCATAATTTTGTATACGTTTTGTACTTCCTTTGGCAGCTTGTCATATATGCCTTTGAGTCTTTTTAATTCTGCTACTTGCTTAGGTTTGAGCTTATTATTTTTTTCAAAGTTTGGATCAAGTATATCAACTCGCGCAAGCCTAGCTTCGATAGCCATTGTAGCCATAGCACGCATCTGAGTTTTAAATTTTGCTAACACCGCCATCATTGCGTTATATTTTTTGTTTGCTTCTTCTATTCTTTGTTCTTGGTAGCCCTGACGAAGTTCTACATTAGTTATAATTTCTTTTATAGCAGGTAAAAACTTGTTGTACATTTGCATAAGGTTGTCTAAGCGTAAAGAACCCATAGCAGCGGTTAGAAGTGCGGGAGCGTCTAGCAGCTTATCTATAATTTTCTGTGCTTTGCCGGGTGTAAAGTCTGGTAAGCTTTCCATCGTTTCTTTAGCTGCAACGTCAGGACTTGCATTAGCGTAGAAAACTTTTGCTAACGGAGGCGGTTCTATAGAAGGATCAAGACTTAGTATCCCGTCAATAAACTCAATCCCTGCCTCGTATGCACTTTGTCCTTTGTTTCTACCAAAGAAGCTAGCTATGGCATCCATTATGGTTTGCCAAAAGGTCTTACTGTTGGGAGCTTTAATATCTTTTAACAGATTTTGAAACTCAGAATTATTTACTAGTTCGGATGTAAACTCATCGAGGTTAGTACCCCCATAAGAATCGCCCATTTGGTCTTTTATCTGACTAAAGAAATCAAAGAACGCTTTTGCTTCGGCAGAGTTAGGGTCGTTTAACCTACGTGCTAACGCTGCGTGTGCTAGCTCGTGGAAGAACACACCCGTAGTTAACCCTCCGTCTGGGTCAAGTGTTATTGTGTTAGTTCCCGAATCGTATTTGCCGGGACGTGGACCTTCAACCGGGGCTATTTCTATTTTAGTAGCACTAGCTGCCCTACGCATCTGACGCACAATAGGTCGTAGTTCTTTAGGTAGAGTTTCTAAGAGCCTTTCTATAGTGCGGTTTAAATTGCCTGACTCTGCAATAACAACAACATCAGGGTTTATGTCTGCGCCTTTGTACTTAGTTTCGACTTCTGGAGTAGTGATACCCTGCGCTTCTATTTGAGCAGTAATGTCTTCCGAAGTTAGGCTTTCAAAGTCAGTTTCAGCTTGCTTTGCTAGCCTTTTAGTTTCTGCCTGTACCTTACT